TTTCATATATACCACAACTTACTGACAATGAAGCTGGTAATTATTGGAACTGCGATAAAACCATAGTAATAGACTTGCCCGACGAAGGAACTCGCAGGACCTTTGCAATAGAGAGAAGTGCTATCGTTACAATCAAAACATCTGATAGGAAAACTCATAACATTGGCACGCCAGATATTCCTGCACGAGTTCAGATATCTTCAAATTTGAACTCCGCAAACCTCGTAATCAAGTGTAAAATGCTCACAGACCCCCTTCTGTAAGTCTTTTGCCTACACCTTATTATATAGTAAATTCGCATCAAAAAGAATATTGATGAAAGAATTACAGTCTCTACTCTCCTCGGGAAAGCCCTTGTTTATTACCATTGACGGATTCCGACAGGCGATGCTGACCGCCTTTCCGCTCAATGGTAAGACACCCGAAAAACCCGAAGTGAAGTCAGCATTCGGTATGACAAAGGATGAAATGATTACTTATCTTGGTAGTCATACTTGGTATCAACTCGAGTCACATCTTGCTCTCTTGGATATTCAGAAGATAACGAATCAAGAAAACACCGCTCCTATTACACTTACAGATGAGTTCAGTGATGAGCAACTGCCTGATAACAGTATTGCTTATCACCGTGTGTTCGGTACTATGATGTCTGATTCGTATTACTACTTCTCAAGCAAGCAGTTGCAATCAGACCTGCTTGCAGCTGAAGCTAATCCGCTAATATCTTGTCACTTCCTCCACATCAATTCACCAGGTGGTGAAGCGTGGTACCTCGACCGCTTGAGCGAAACACTACGTAACTGTGAGAAACCTATCCTCACCTTCTATGAACAGATGTGTTGCTCAGCTGGGTATTACATCGGATGCCATGGTCAGCGTATATATGCTATGACACAGAATGACTATGTAGGTTGCATAGGAACTATGTGCAGCTTCTACGACTTCGAAGAATACTTTGCGAAGCTCGGTATTAAGAAGGTAGAAGCAAAAGCAACTAAGTCTGACTTGAAGAACAAGGTCTTCGATGATCTTCGTAAAG